GGACTCCTTTATCTAAAGAGTTTGATGTTGAACCCATCATACACTTACCTATTATCCTACTACCTAAACGTAAACAAGTTTTAGTAATTCTCCAGTTGTTTAGTATGTTAGTAGGCTTTTCCCATTTACCCGACTCATCGTGGACTAAAAGCTTTAGCTTTTCACCATCATAAGAGTTATCACCTGTGTTTTTCCAGTCTATGGTTGTATCAAGTCCGGATATTTCTTTAAGCTTTTCGTTATTGTCCAGCTTTTTTCTTGTGAACTTTGTCGCTGGTACTCTATAAGCCAGTTCCGTTTTTGGCCTATCCATTCCATCTTGTATTGGTTTAAAAAAGAACGGGTAGTTAACTGATATTGGAACAACTTTATCAGTGAACATCTTTTTAGCATCTGGTCCTGACTTTGACAATATACCAAATCTGGAGTCTGTCGATATTGTTGCAGCGTTGACTGTTTCACCTGATGCCATAAATGAGAATCCACTCCGTCTGTTTTTAAGGTAGCACATGCCATAGCTTCTTCTATCGGCCCTACAAGCTTCCCAGAATATGTAGAACAATCTGTTCGATTCACGAAAATTGGGGTGGCCAACGTCAATCTTACTCCATTGCAGGTACATATAGTGAGTACCAGTAATATATGTAGGCTTATCTTTGTTAATAAACCAAAAGCCTTCTTCGCGTTTTTTAAATTCATCATCTATGTAACCGTACCATTTTTCTTTAAACTCGCTAGGATATTCTTCCCAGTCAAATACAGATTTTATTTTGTTTAACTCTTTAGGATATTCTGAGTATTCCCAGGTATTACCATCAAAAACATGAGGTTTTTCTTCTTTTGGTAGAGCTATCTTCAAACCTTGTATTTCGTATATTTCACCGATCTTACCTGTTTTACTTATGATAACTACGTCATGTTCTTCATTGTAACCGTATTCCCATTTAGCATACCTATTAGTTCTTTTTAAAACTTTAGGTTTTATATGGTTATCTAGTATTTTATATAAAGTTTGCTGATACATTACTTAGATCTTCCTTCAGCAAAGCCTTTAAAAGTTTTTTCTTTAACTTCTTCTTTAGGCTTATCGTTTAACATATCTTCTTCTTCTTGTATTCTTGTAAGAATTTCAAAAGCATCAAATATTGCTAACTTTTTTGTAGCGGCAGCGTTTTTAAGTCTATCAGCTGATATATCGTCTCCTGAGTCAACAATCTTTTCTTGCGCTACCTTTATTAATTCCTCAACTGCTTTTCGCCCAGCTCGGATTATACTCAATTTCGTTTCCTTGTTGCTCATACTTAATTACAATATCATTTGATTTCATACAATATAATCGCTCTCCGTCTATGAAAAATTCATACTCACCGTCTGGTGTGTAACCAACCATATCTCCTGGAGTGATTTTAAGAGCTTCTAAGGAACTATTACCGTATTTTAATATACCAACAAGCTCGCGTTCTTTATCTAACGTTAGATCGTTATCACTTAAAAGTGGTTTTACAAAACATCTGTTGTTAAATGTGTTCCAATTTTTTTTGTTTTTATACATATAGACCTGGTCCATTGCAACAAAATATAGGTTTTCTGTAAACTTTGATCTACTTGTTTTTTGCTTACCTCTTATATCTCTAAATGTTCTAAAAACATTGTGGTGTATTACTATAGTATCACCTTCAGATATTTTTGTTTTGTAAGCAAGTGGTGTTGAAATAACTTTAGCCATATTACTAACTGCTCTAAAATTATCTAAATCAGCGTTAGTTACAAGGCTTTTGTCACCTACTTTTATTTCATTATTGTATTGAGTATTTAATGGCTCTACAATAAAATCAAACAAGCTTTTCATTTAGTATTCTAAATCATACTCTATTGACACAGCCATATTGCAGTTAAACTTCTTCCAAGGTATTACCTCATCTCTTTTCTTGATGTGGATACTATATGAATCACTTTTTTCGTCATGTAGTATATGGGAGATTTCGTGTCCCCCATATACTTGTTGACCAACTGCGTAGTGCATTGCATCGTTTTTATAATCAGAACCTATACTTATTTTTCTGATTATATTAGTCATTATCTTCCTCAGGAATTAGCTCGTAAGATCCATCTTTTAAATCGATGTTAACCTTACCGTATTTTTCTTCAAGTTCTTTTTTAATAACTTCCATTTGCTCAGACTCTTTAGCGAACATTGTTACTAGGTCTGCTTTACGCAGCTCACCAGCACCAATCTCTCCTTGGATTTGCATCATTTTGTTATTAAGCTCAGTAACTTGCTTAAGCTCTTCCGGGGTTATTTTGCTATTTTCTTCCATTTGATTTAATTTAATTGTTTTTATTTGTTTTTATTATTACTTATATTTTTACCTTTTTCCCATGTCCTACCAACAAAGTACGCACCGTACACGGTTACTAGTAGTGATTGAAAGATAGGTATATAAGTCGGTTCTATTGTAAAACCACCTATGTTACCATCAACGAAAGCACACAATGTAAAGATAACTGTTAAATATACAATAATCAATGGTCTTATGTTTTTTGATAAAAAGCTATCAGACTTCATATCAGACTCCCATCTTCTGGTAACTTGTTGTTGAGCTTCACTATCTGCTTTTAAAAGTATTTCTTTAATAGCTTTTTGAGCATTTAGCTTCTCTTCTTTTGATGTAGTTAAGTTGTCTAGCACTTCGCCAACTTGCTTGACTACGCCGCCACTTAACAATTGTAATAACTTACTCATGCTGTTTTATTATATGCTTCTTTTTCCCAAGGTAAATTCTTAGCTCCTTCGACCATTGTAGACCTAGGATATTTTTTACCTTTCCAATAAACATAGTTATTATCATAATTAAGATCTCCTCTTTCCATTTGGTCAAGATGAACTTTTTCATGAGCAATAGCTCTTTTTTTGTCTTTTGTAGACAAGTCTTTATCTATTAAAATAGAGCCGTTATTATTAGCCTCTCCCATTACACCCTGCTCAAGATCTCTCTCGTATATAGGTGTATTGCAAGTGCAAATAGGAGACTCCATTTTAAAAGCCATATTACTTCTTTTTCTTATAAAGCTTTGCTGGAGATGGCTTCATCATTTTAAGAGCAGAGTGCTTAGACATCCAAGATCCACCCATTTTCATTGGTGACTTTTCAGCCATTTCCATTGGAGATTTACCAGCCATTTTAGCAGGAGTCTTCATCATTTTAGCAGCAGCTCTTTCGTCTACCGGCGTATCCATCATAAGGTCTTTTCTCTCTTGAGCGGCAGGTTCTAGCTTCATTGGAGACTTCATCATTTTAGGTCCTTCACCAGCAGCAACTTCTAGTTCTCTTTTCTTTTCATATTTAGCTGCTTTTTTATTACCAGACTCATAGTCAGCAATAGCGTTTCTAGCATAATCTTGCTCTATTCTTTGTTTTGATTTTTTCAAAGGTGCTTTCATAATTGTTTATTTGTTTGTTTGTTTACCATTTAACCTTATCAGCCCAGTAAGCTGCAGACATTTTGCCTTTAGCTATATTTTTTCTGTGACGGGCTTTAAAGGATTTTCTTTTAGCTTTCATTTTAGCAGACTCTCCAGACTTTGGCTTACCAGCAGTGCTAGCGCCTTGTTCGCCAAAACGTATAATTTTTTCTTTACCATTAGCACACGCTTTTACAACATGAGACTTTTTAGGATGTGAAGGTGTTTTCTTTGGCTTATTACAAGCCATGTTTTTCTTTATTAATCTTACTGACATAATATTATTTATTCACCACAGGGTTTACCTGTTTTAACATTTACCCAATTTTCTTTATTAAACCAGTCTCTAAGTGTAGCACCTTTTTTTCTAGCGCCTTTAACATTAGTAGAACTTGATCTTTTATATTTACCAGATCTACCAGCTGATTCTTTAGCTCTTATAACTTTATCTTTTTCAGCTTTACTCATGCCTCTAACTTTGGCTAATGGTAAACATACTTTTTTAGTGCCTCCACCTTTTACTTTACTTTTTGGCATTACCTAATCTTTTCATTGCTTTATTTCTAGCACATTTCATTTTAGCAGCGTAGCTTGGGTTCTTTTTTCTATTAAAAACAATTTGCTGGTTTAAACTACCAACAATTGCTTTTTTATTACCCTTACGTGATTTAATTAACCAAGTGGCTAAATCCCCGCAGTCTAATTTTTTAAACCTACCTTTTGCATCGGCGTATTTACTATCTTTCCACTCTGGTCTTTTTTCAGCCATTTTGTTGTTTTTTTATAAAGCTAGCCATTTCTAAACCTAGCTCTTTACCTTTTGTTGAATCTGACTTATAATGTGCTTTAGCTATATTTCTACTATCAGATATATCTTTTGCTTTTTTATTAAGCTCTTTAGCTTTTTGTGGATATTTAACTTTCAACATTTCTGCTACTAAGTAACCTTGAGTTGAATGTCCAGAAGGATATGATGGTGTTTTCATAGAATCCAACTCTATATCTTTCAAATTAATATCAAAGTTTTTTGCTAAAACTTTTGGTCTTGGTCTGTTATAGTATTTTTTTAAACTTACTATAATAGGTCTAGAAGAATCTAAAAGCTCTTGTATATACTTTTTATTTTCTTTACCTACTATACCTACAAAAACTTTTGTAACATCATCATTATCTTTTACAAATTTTTTGTTTTCCGGAAGCTTATCAAGTTGCTTTATCTCTTTAAATGTCTCTAATGAATTTGATTTAGGTAGTTTATCTTTTTTGAACTTACTATAGTCAAAGTTTTTTAATAAAGACATTATCTACACTTATGCATGTTAATAAACCAGTTAGCTAGCTGAACATCTCTTTTAGTAGCTTTGTTTCTTGATTTCAACCTGTCAACTTTGTTACAGGTAACATCACCACCATATAGTTTATTTATTCTAGCTTTTAAAGTACCGCGATATGCTCCACCGCGCTTTTTCATTTTTTCTTCTTTTTACCACCGAAGTTACTAGGTCCACCAGCTTTAGTACACTGAACACCCCAGCCAGAAGCATAAGCACTAGGCCATACTTTAAACTTACGTTTTGCGGCTGCTTTACAGCTATCAGATATTTTAGCATATAAAGGTGACTTATTCATTTTACTTTTGAGCTTTTGCAGTTATTGGTCCAGCTGAGTAATCAACCTTAGCCAACTTAAGCTTCATTCCAGTAATACCAGAACTACTTCCTTTTCCATGGTTACGACCTTCTTGACTAAGTGGTCCATCCCATATAACGTTTTGTCCAACGTTTCCTTGAGAGTTATAATCTTCTTTTGCCATTTTTATTTATTTATTTATTATTTTTTGTAAGGACAGTTTTTCGCATAGCTAAAGGCGTACTGTTCATAATATCTTCTTCAGATAAGCCTCTGTTTGGCATTGCCATTGCCCTATCATACTCTGTACCATACACTTGCATAGCGTCTCTTTGTACACGTGGTGAAAAATTACCAGGCATAGCAGGAGAAAAACCTTGCATTGTTTGGTTTTCAGGTGTGCTTACTGGAAGCACCATTTGTTTAGCAGGAGAATCTAAAATAGCTTGCTGTAATTCTTGCGATAGCTTATCTTGATCACCAACTAGTGCTTTATCTAATGGAGAGCTTTTCATAATTATCTTGTTTTATCTTTATTAACGTTATATATAGCCTCAGTCAAAACTTTATCAGTATATGAGTTACCAGCTATTAATTTATTTCTTCTTTCACTTGTAGGGATATCTTCATCACCTAGCATTATTCGATACATTCTGGATATCAGCTGTTTACATTTAAATGAAACCTCATAAATATTATATTTTTGAGTTGTACGATTACGGTTTCTCCAAACAATAATCCAGCCTTGTTTTAAAAGCCTGTTCCATCTTCTGTTATCCCAACTATATGAGTATGTACCTGTTTTAAAATCCTGCTTGGTGAAATGTCCCATGCAGTCGAAATAAATAAGTAACTCTAAATCCGCGTCTGACAAGTCATTGTTTTTGCAGGCCCATTTACGTATTATACGATAATGTTTTAGCAAGTTCATATCCTTGATATCTCTTGCTTCTAGCTTTCTCATAAAACAACGACCACGTCTTGTAACTTAATCACGTGATAAGAATCTTTACCTATTTCTATTAAGTGGCCAGCGTGTCTATCATAAAATATTGTATCATCAACTTTGACTCCTACAACTTCATCTCCTATGTTTAATACTATAGCCTCTAAATATCTTACGTCTTCTTTGTGTGCTTCAGCAAGAAGTAAACCACCTTTTGTTTTGGTGGTTCCTTCTTTTACTCTTTTTATGATTATGTTTTTACCTATTGCCTTCATTAATCCGTAAGTTATTAATTACACAATCGGTTGATAATATTGTTGTCGCTACTGACGTTGCATTTTTAAGTGCGCTTTTAGTAACAAGCAAAGGATCAATAATACCTGACTTAATCATATTTACCATTTTTCCTGTAACCACATTTAAGCCTTTTCCTTTACCGGATATTGGAGTAGTTAAAACTATACCCGCATTACTTAATATTGTCTTAAATGGCGCCTTAACAGCCTCTAGGAGGATCTCTTCACCAATTGACAACGGCTTAATGTTATCAGCTGCATTTAATAATGCAATACCACCACCAGAAACTATACCTTCTTTAATAGCGGCTTTAGTTGCGCAAATAGCATCTTCTACTCTATCTGACTTTTCTTGAAGTTCTATATCTGAATCAGCACCTACTTTAACTACTGCTACTTTAGCGGATAGACGAGCTAATCGCTTTTCTAGTCTTATTACTTGTCCAGGTGCTTTTTCTTTACTTATTTCCTCCTTTAGTTTTACAATTACCTTTTCAATCTCTTCTTTATTTTGATTTACTTGGATTATTGTCTCTGTGTTATTAGTAACACTTTTTACGCATGTGCCTAAGAAATCAGGAGATATTAAATCCATATCATCGCCTAGGTCTTCATTTATAACTTTAGCTCCGGTTAGTAAAGCTAAGTCATCTAAGGTGTATTTTTTATTAATACCGTATGTTGGGGCATTAATCACATTCACCTTTATATTGCCTTTAGTTTTGTTCATCGCAAGTGCAGCCAAAACGGGTTGCTCTACGTCAGCTATGATTAATAAAGCCTTATTGCTTTTTATTACATACTCGAGAATCGATTGGATCTGTCTTACGCTTTCTACAGGAGAGTCGACCAACATCACTAAAGGGTTTTCTAGTTCAGCAGTTTTTGAATCACGGTTAGTAACGAAGTTTGAGTTAGTCAATCCTTTTTCATATTGAACACCCTCTACAACTTCTACTTTAGTTTCTGAAGAAGCTGTTGGCTCCATCATAACAACACCGGTTTCTCCGACTGCTCTAAATGCATCACCAATAATTTTTCCAAGTTCTGGATCGTTATTAGTAGATATTGTTGCTACTGAATCTATCATATCTCCAGTAACCTTTATTGAGTTTTTTTCTAGATAAGCTATAACTTTTGCAACAGCTCTGTCTACACCCATTTTTAAATCTCTATAGCTTAAGTTTTTATCTTCTATAGAATACGCTTGTTCTAATATTGCGTGAGCTAATACAGTAGCTGTGGTTGTTCCATCACCAGCTTCTTTAACTGTTTTCTTAGCTGCTTCTTTTAATAGTGTAGCACCCATATTTTCAACTGGGTCTAGTAAAGTAATTGTTTCTGCCACAGTTACTCCATCTTTTGTGATAACGGGGTTTCCACCACCGTCTTCTAAGATCACACATTTACCGCTAGCACCTAGTGTGGAGCTAACGGCATTTGTGAGTTTTTCTATTCCTTTAAATACGTTAACTCTAGCATCTTCGCCAAAGTTAAGATTCTTGACAATTTTGTCTGACATTTGATTTGATTTAATTTAATTGGTTATATTATTTAAAGGTCTTTACTACTTTAGGTCCTTTGTTAAATTCAACTTTCTTTTTGTAGTGTTCAACTGTTTTATCAATTGCTTCTTCAGCTCCGTCTAATGTTTCTCTTCGAGTAACATCCGTCCACTTATCTTGATTGTTAAGCTCTTGATATTCAGTTTGATAAAACCCATTAGGTAACTGGACTATTCTCCAGTTCTTTTTTTCAGAAATATGTTTCCATATTTTGATTTGGTTTTCGTCGTATTGTGGTTGACCGTTCCACGTGTTGGTCTGGTAATAAACTGTCATTGGTTTTGGTTTTTAGTTATTATTGGTTATACCTTTTTGGTATGGTTTTATTATTACTCGTTTACAAGCAAATTTACTTATTCTCCTTCAGCGGGTGGCGCAGGATCTTCAATAGTAAGTGTTACTGAAGTAGGTGTAATCTCTAAATCTATTTGAGATTGTATGTTAGCTTCTAAAGCTGTAAC